GGCTTGTGTTACTAGAGTTAAAAGGCTTCCAGGATCATATTGATGGAATTGCTAGAGTTCTTGCCGCTGATAGAGTTCAAAGAGAAGAAGTTTTATCAGGAAACTTCACAGCAGACGCAGCTGCCCAAATAAGAAATACTTTACTAGATCCCAACGCAAACCGAGATTTAAATAAAGATATTAGAGCCAGATTAAGTGCTGTAGGGGTTGAAAGCACCGCTGCCGCTGATATAGAAAGAGCTGATGTCAACACCTTAAGATCAATCTTAACTGATGTGAGAGCCTCTCAAACACAAGGCGAGGTTGGATCATCGCTTGGTAAACTAATTGATTCGTTAGAGGGTCGTAATTTTGATACTCTTAGAGAGGGAATTAATGCAGTTGCAGAGAAAGAGAGAGAATTAGCTAAGGCCCGTAATGCAAGCGCGGAGGCGGCAGCAACAAGTGCCGCACAAGAAAGGGTATTAGCACTTCAAGGACAGCTTACTGCAATAAATGAAGAGTTTGATATTTCTCTTGTTGAGTTAGCTAACGCATTAACCAAGGCTGGTATTGATGTCCAAAACTTCTCGAAAAAGACTGATTTAGCCAGCGATAACTTTAGAAAAGCTGCTTTACAGATTGACGCTACAATTGAAAATAGTTTAATATCAGGTCTTCAACAACTCAACGACGCATTAATCGAGGGAACCTTGACATTTAAGAACTTAAAAGAGGGATTTTCAGATTTTGCTGGTGCATTGATTAAAGACATTCAGAGAATTTTCTTCACTGAGACAATTGCAAAACCAGCAGCTAACTTTTTAAAAGATGCTGTTATGAGTGGTTTCGGTGAAACTGGCACAGAGGGAGGCATGTTAGGCGGCCCAGTTAAAATGGCCTCTGGTGGTATGCTACGTGACCGTGTTCCTGCACTCCTAGAGCCGGGTGAGTTTGTGATCCGTAAACCTGCAGCTAAGGCCATCGGTGGACCAGCGCTTGGAGCCATGAATGCTACAGGCAAGATGCCAGGTGATGTATCAATTAATATTCAGAATGAGGGCTCACCAAAAGACGCTGAGGCGCAGCAACCAAGATTTGACGGTGAAAAGTTTGTGATTGATGTTGTGATGAGAGACTTGAGCAATAACGGTCCGATTAGAAAATCACTTAGAGCAGGAGGATAATTATGGCTACTTACCCTAGTGACGCTACCGCACCAACCACAACAGCTTTTTCAACTGTAGCACAGCAAATATTTACTAACACTGGAGCGTCAAGGACAGATTTTAATTTAACTAATCCTGTGAACAGCAAAGCGGAAGTTGTGGCATTTATCGATGGTGTTGAACAGGCAACCTCAAGCTATGACATGTCTAATAGTTTTAACACAGTGTCTTTTACCACGGCTCCTAATGCTTCTAATCTTACTTTACAGACTATAACAATTCCTGCGAGATTTTTAGTTACACGTAGTTTACCTGCTGTTAGAGCGGTTGATTATTCTAATACAGTTGTAAGCACTGTAAATGGCAACAATTACATCATTAACAGTGAGACTACTGCTTTCTCTTTACCTGAAGGAGTTAACGTTGAGTCTGCAACTGATTTTATGGTTTACTTATCAGGTGTGTTTCAAACACCTCTAGGATTTACCTACCCATCAACAGTTTTAGGTAACGATGGAATTGATATAGCTGACAACGCCGCCACTAGGTTGTTGACAAACTTTACTAATAATATAACAGATGATTCTGGTAATCACACTTTGACAAAGTTTGGAGGCACTTCAGTATTTAGTGGTTCAAATATTACTCTAGATGGGTCAGATGATTTTCTTTACATCCCTAGCAGTGGTGACTTTGAAATTCATGATAAAGATTATACATTAGATTTATTTATCAAACCTGATACTGGCACGTCTATGGGTGCTAATCAGTCCTTGTTTGTTAATCACTTTGATGCTGATGAAAATTATAATCTTCGATTAGTTGGAGCTAATTCTAATGTTGGTTTTGTGATTAATAACAAAGGCACTATTACTGAGCTTTACGGAGGTAATGCAAATGGCGGGTCAAACTATCATGTAGCTGTTTCATATGATATGAACACCCAGAATCTAAATCTGTTTGTGAATAATGTTAAAGTAGCACATAAAAGTTATCTGTCTAGTGAAGCTATTTCAGGAAATGTCACGATCGGTTCCAATAGTAACTTAGCTTCAAAAGGCGAATTTTATAATGGTAACATTGAGTTTATAAGGCATGCACATTCAGCACGTTATAGAACTCCTTCGATAGCTGCTGTTTCAGATTTTACTCCCAACGTTTTAACGGGTGCTCCTTTAGGGGCTATTGATTCTACAGACAGCTTATCGATAAGAGTTTTTGATGGAACAATCAACACTCAAGATAGATTTTCATCAATGGCAGATAGGAAACCAGATAAGGGATTCTCATCAGAGAGAAAGTTTGATACGATCACTTTCACCTCTCAATCTGGATATGAAAAGCGTAGACTGAAATCAAGACGTCCTAAAAGGGCATACAACCTAAGATATACTAATATAACTGGAGTTGAAAAGACAGCAATTGAGAACTTTTATAACGCTAGAAGCGGAGAGTTTGAGTCTTTCACATTTGATTTGTCACACATCAATGAAAGTGGTACTATAAATGCTAGATTTGATGGCCCCCTTCAAATAACTCAAGTACTATCTCACGGTACAGCTTTGACTGATAATTTTTTTACTGTTAATTTTAAGCTTCAAGAGACATATGATTAATGACAAGCGCAAGAAACTATGATGTAATTTTATCTGTGGCAAGTGCGTCAGGTTTCGTCCCTGGCAACACTGTTATTGGAGTGACCACAAAAACCACTGGTTTTATTGCGAATGTAAATGTAGATGCAAAACAGGTAAAAGTTAAACTTAATAACGTTTTACAAGAGTTTAGGACGAGTGAAACAATTAAGTCTAATACAATTACTATAACCGGCACTGCAAATGGATTGCTCAACACAACTTCTTTACCGTTTCAATCAAACGTTCGATCTGGGGAAACCACCACTGCAACCTCAACGATAACTTCTATTTCTCCAAGTCCTTTCATAGCAGAAAAAAACGCTTTTACTCAGAATCCTGTGGTTCGTTTATACGAAGTGTTTTATCCAGGTGAGTGGTACCCGCCTAATGAAGCGGGAAATCCAACTGAGGATGGCACAGGTAGAACTTGGCCGAATGATTTTCCTATTAGGTTTGCAGATATTAGAGCAGAACTCGCTGCTGATCTACAATATAATGTAACTTATGATGGCACTTCTTTCATTCCTTTTCCTGTTAACCAGTCTTCTATTGAACAGTCTTCTGATGGAAAAGTAAATGAACTTACTTTAGACGTATTTAATGTTGATAATATTATAACAGCTTTAGTGGAAGATCCATACTTAGTAGGTAACTGTACAACTAACTCTGTTGTCGCTTTCGTAAATGGAGAAGCAGTTCATGGAATTGATCCAAGAACGGTAAACGCTAATCCATCAGATGTTGGTAGTGCAGGAAGTGAAGCTTTTGACACTTTGACCCGTGCTAGGGCAAACGGTTTAGCATACAGTGCTGCTGTTGTAGGAGCGTATGGCAGGTCAAATGCCTCCTTCACAAAAACTCAGTGTGAGATTGTAAATGGCACTTGGCAAGAGGGTAAACCCGATACAAGAGATTTACTTGGCGGAGCTGTAACGGTAAAAACAACATTCGCAAACTTTTTAGATCATTGGCCTGAGTATAGTAAATTACGTTATGTCGGTGGCGATAACTATGTTGAGGTTCTTAATGCTCTACCTTACAGAATTGGAGATAATGTTAAAGTTGAAGGCACTACCACTGAAGCAACTATAACAAAAATTGAAGAAAACAGATTTATCTTTTTAAGTAACGCCCTCGACTCCAGTGCATCAACAGATGATAAATTATTCGTTGTTAATAGTTTAGCAGATACTGAGTCTTACATAGAAGATAGATTTAAGATTGATGCCTTAGAGTCTTTACAAGAATCGGTCGCAAGCTTTGGTCTTGTATCTTGGCTACAATTTTTTAAACAAGTCACTCCTAAACGTAAATATTATAAGAATGTTTGTCAGTGGAAATATAAGGGCGAGGAGTGTCAATACCCTGGTCCTGGAGGGGGAACAATTCCTGGCACGTCACTCTCCGCTAATTCAAGTCCAATCACAGCAGCTAACGAAGCAGGGTCTACTCCAGCCGATGACGTATGTGGTAAGAATATTCAAGCATGTACCTTGAGAAACAATCAGATTCACTTTGGAGGCTTCCCTGCGACAGGACGAACTATCCCTAAGCAATAAAACAAAAGGATGTATATTACCTTGGGTTCACTTATTCGGCACCATACGTGGTGATTACCGATTATGTTGTTATGCAGAGTATGTAGAACCTAATATAAAACTAGGCACCTCAGATCAATCCTTAACAGATGTTTGGAATGGCAAACCCATGAGAAACATTAGGAAAGCAATGCTAGCAGGTAAGGTTCCTTATGAGTGTGAAAAAGCGTGTTATGATCGAGAAAGTTTAGGTGACAAAAGTAATAGAATAAGTAGCAATATTAGATTTCATCACTGGGCTAAACTACAAAAACTCACTGAAGAAGACGGATCGATTCCTACAAAGCCTATCTATTTAGATATTAGATTCGGAAATCTTTGCAACTTTAGATGTAGAATGTGCTTGCCCGAATCATCTACCAGTTGGTATAAAGAGGCTAGAGAAATTGATTTTCTCCCTGAGTGGACAGAGACGAAACCCATTGACAAATATACTGATAATCAAATTTTTTGGGATAGTTTAGATGATGTTGCACCCTATTTGTTAGAGGTTTATTTTGCAGGAGGTGAGCCTTTCGTTCAGGATGGACACTATAAACTACTAGAGTACTTAATTAGTAAAGGATACTCAAAGAAAATCACTTTAAGCTACAATACAAACCTAAGCTATGATAAGTACAAAAAATTTGATTTAACAGAGATGTGGAATAATTTTAAAAAGGTTAAGTTATGGCCTAGTTGTGAGGGTATGGGTAAAAGGGGAGAGTATTCTAGAAAAGGCTTAGACTGGAAAAAGTTTGAGAGGAATGTTGATAAATTTTCTAAACACATTGATACTATCAGTTCAGTTGTAAGTATTTGGAGTATCACAGCGATGCCAGATTTTATCTTATGGCTGAAAAAGCGTAACTTAAATTTTTATTTAACCTCTTTAACAGGACCACCTTTTGCATCTGTTACTTGCTTACCTAAAGACGCTAAAATTACTATTAACAAAATGTATAAATCATTTATGCAAAAGTATGGGCATCTATTAAATGAGCACGAGGTAGATAACATCAAAAATATTTTATCATATATGAATGGCAGAGATGACAGCCATGAACTTCAACTTTTCAAAGCGTTTAATGAAAAACTAGATGAGTCAAGGGATGAAAGCTTTTTAAATACGTATCCAGAGTTTGCTTCATGGTACAAAAATATATAGGACTAAAACATGACTACGGAGTAGTTGACTGTATAGAACTTGTAAAAATGTTTTATAAAAATGAACTTAACTTAAGATTCGAACCTCCTGCCTATCCTAAGTCATCTCAATGGATGAAATTGTTTTCTTGCAAAAATGTTGACTCTTGGGCTGCTCTTTATGGTCAAAAAGTTGAATTGACAGCTGCTAAAAATTATGATGTAATGGTCTTTAAGTCAATGAAAACTGATTTAGTTATTCATTTTGCTATTTACATTGAACATAACAAGATATTACACGTTGAAGAGGGGAGAGATTCGTGTATAGAGGTTTTGTCCGATTATTGGAGAGAACGTTTATATACTATCTATAGGCATCATGAAATGGTATAATTCTTATACTGATTTTCCATATAAACATCTAGGTAATGATACAGAGACTGGGATTGACTGTTTCAATCTCTGTAGACTAGTTTATGAAAAAGAATTAAACATCACAATTCCCTATACAACAGATCATTTTTGTAAAATTGTCGATGAAGACTGGTATCAAAAAACTCAAGAAAGATACTTTGAGTTAGGAGGTACAGAGTCATATGGCTGGAAAAAAGTCTCAGAGCCAAAAGTTTACGACGTAATTACCATGAGTCTAGGTTCTACAAATGTCACTAATCACTGTGCTCTGTTCGTAGGTGACAAAAAAATATTACAAACAATGATTAAACACAAAAGTTGGATAGCTCCATACGGTAACTATTACAAACAATACACTACAGGGATTTACAGATGGAAAGATTTAATCAATTAAAAAATGATATGGCAAAACACTCTGTTAGTGAGTATCCAAGAGAGTGCGTGGGCATAGTAACAAAAGATTTTGACTACATTCCTTGTGAAAATATTTCTCCTGAGCCTAAGCTAACTTTTATATTAAATCCTGGAGACCTAGTAAAACATGACGGCAACATCTGGGGAATCTTTCACTCTCATCCGGGTGAGGATAATCCCATTCCTAGCAAAGAAGACAAAGTCAGTGCAGCGTTTAAAGAGTATAAATTTTTAGTTGGTTTCAGCGAAAATATCTATATATACTGGTTAGATGAAAATATAGATGCTCTCATCTTTGATGAGTTTAAGGAATCACATATTGCTAATTAATGTTAAAATTCACTCATCTTTTAAACAATACTTTGAGGGTACGGATTTTATGGTTGACGCCTACAATCCAGATAGCCTCAATGATTACTTGCGTGCAGTTCATCCAAAATTTGGAAACTATATACGACAGATTGAAAGTGGTGAGGCTCAAGAATCTTATAGCTTAGTTGATTCAAATTACAATTTGATTGAGAATGATTCCTTTGGTCTTAAAAAATTTCGTGAGGGCGATATAGTCTATGTTGCTCCTCTTGTGTCCGGTGGTGGCGGCAAACGAGGCACTTTACTTCTTTTGATGGCTTTTGCCGTGTTTGCTGGCCCTGCAATTGCAGGTGCCATGAGTGGTGGTGGACCTGCCGCAGCTATTACAGGTGGATTAGGTCCTGGAGGTGGTGGAGGTGCTATCGCAGCACAAACTAGTGGTGGCGGTTTCTTTGCAGGCTTAGGAAAAGCCTTTG